ATGTTAATATTTAATGTTATCGGGTTAAGGACTTTTAAAGCTTCAAATTTTCTCAAGCAGATATATAATTTTTAATTCGTATATCTTCTTCAGATTCCTTTCATTCATTTTTCATAATACTCTCAAGCACATCATTGTTAAAATTAAGTTGTAATGACTTAATTAAATCATTGGGTGCTGTGAAAGTACTTTCAGTAGTTGAACTACCGTAGTAAATTTCATGAGTATTATTAAGAATCCTAAAACCACCTCGAACTATTGAACCCATAGTCATTAAAGATTGGATTTTGTTCCTATCTTTATTGAATATTTTGTCAATATCGAGATCTTGGATTTCTTTTGATGCATTATGTAATGTAATGTCATCACTTAAATCCCAGGTTTGAACAATTGATCAAGATTGTTTAATGGTATTATAGATAGAAAGGAAAATAGGATTATCAGATAATAAGTTTTTATCAATAATATCAAATTTACTCAACAGTAAATCTGGATTATTAATAATATTATTATTAATTTTACCTATTATGCCTGCCATTCCTTGTGAAAGAATTCTTTTATACTCTAAAAGAGCTACTTTTTCACCTGGTATAGGATAATCTTCATTTGTTACTAATAGTGTGAATAAATTTCTTAATTTATCATAACTAAAATAACCAAAGTCGATGTCCAATGACAGACTCAATGCTTTGATCATAATAAGTTTATTTCTATTTAAACCGATAAATGATTTTTTAGAAGAAAACTTCTTCTTTTTATTATTTATCTTTTTAACTATAGTAAATTTATTATAAAGTCTAAATAACAACTCTACTAAAGAATACTTACATAAGTACAGGTTATTCTTAATTTTGAAATAATCATATAATATAATAAAAACCACTTGTGGATTTTTAAAATTATTTATTATTCCTTTTAAAGGAACACCTGTAATTTCATCGTTAGTTAATGGTTTTATCCATCTTTTAGCAAACTCATAAGTATCTTTTGATACATGAGTTTTGTTAAGAGATACTTCAACACCTAATGAAGAAATAACCTTGATATATCTCTTGGCAACTTTATCATTTTTAATAACGATATCGTCACCAAGTATAATATATTGGTCAAAATCTTCATAACCTTCTAGATATGCACAATAGTGTACAACTAGATGGTGTGTTAAAGTAAAAACAGCCCATGAAGAATAAGTACCCATTGGTTGACCTGTAGAATATTTTACAGTATCACCTAATGGAGTAGTAAATTTTCTATTTGATAATAAATAACATCAACTATGAGCGAATTTTTCATTAAAAATTCTAACTAGTAGTCGACGTTGTAAATCAATAGGAAATCTATCAGTTGCACTTGACAAGTCTAAAGATCAAAAGCTATGTTCATTTTCCTCCCATCTATGCATTGGATCTTGAGTAAAAGTTCTATCGCAAGCACTAAAACGACCTCTTAACATAAACAAAATTATGTTATGGATTGGTTTTAGAAATAACTGAGTATAATAGTCAGAAATTGCTATTATCCTCAATTTTGCTTCAGGATCTTTTACATAACTTAATACTCCATTAGTCTTTGACTTTTTTGGATGTATGTTATTATCCCATGCATACTTGTAGGATTTAGAAAAGAAATCCGCCCCTTCTTCAGTAGTAATATTAAAAATACTCTGCATCTCCTCATAACTATATTGTAATAGGTTATGATAAGATGTCAATGTAGCAGGACCGTCAGGTCCAGCTTTCATTGAAAGGTATAATAATTTTTTACTAAAGGCAGGTGGTTTCTTCTTCAATGAATGTTTCTTAACAAATTTGTTAATAAAACCTCCAGGTATTATATGTTTCCCTTTAGGGGGATCAGTAATACTAGAGAAATTCGGTTCTACTTTAGATCATTCTGTACTAGAAAGTACAAAGGATCTAGAGAAATTTAAAATAGTTAAAACAAATTTTAAATTTGAAACTGAATAATTATCAACAAATTGCTTAAGAAATAAAAGCTTTTTTGGTCAACCATCCTTAGTTAGTCCAATACTCATAGTATTAGTAAGCAAAGGCTGTCCACATATGTACCTAGTACAATGTAAACGCATTTGTTTATAATATTTAATGGTATGGATCAAACCTCAATCTTTAATTCATTTAAATAAATTAGAGAAGAAAGGTCTAAGGAATTTTAACTCGATATGAGGAAATAAAAACATTAAGAGTCTTTTTAAAACTTTTATATGTAAATTTTTCATATTTGATTTAAAGTATGGTTTTATTTTACGCTACTCATCTAACCAAGATGAGGCAAAAGATAAAAACTTAGAACTCAGTGTAATATAGAATTACTAATAAGTAAGAGCCCCTAGGGGAGTTACTTAAACTTAAATTCTAAGCAGATAAAGCAACCCTCGTAAGAGGACTTTAACTAAAACGAAGAAAATACTTGGAAGTATTTTTTAATGGTATTGATAGTACAAAAACTATCAATAGTTCTTCGGAACGGCTTACCCCTAAG